CGGGATCAGGGAGGGCAGGGTGAAGGTGAAAGTGGAGGGGATATGACCAACAAAATCCTGCAAGCAGCCCGGCGAATGTGCAAGAACGCGGTGGCGCCATCCAAGAAGATCGACCCGCGAATACGGGTTTTAGACCGCGGCGTTCACAAGTTCCAATCGTGGGCTGGAATCCACTATTCGGCAAACAGTATTTGAGCTTCGCAGGGAATGATCGGAAGGAGGCAACAATGCGGACAACAATTGGGTTAATACTACTTGCTTGGGGGATTTCCCTGTTTACATGCGCCTTGCTAACACCCGGAGAGCAATTTTGGAAATCTTTTTCTATCGGAGCTCTTATCGGAGTCGGAGCTTCCCTGATAGGGGTTTTGCAAAATCGCAAGTAATTGAACGAAATCATAAAGTCTTTTTCAAAAAAGAAACAATCATGAGGGGAAAGAAAACAACGCAACAAAGGAGGGTCCGAAATGAAAGTCAGGATTAAATTAACGGAGGAAATGTTAGGGACAGCATCTCAAAACAAGGAAGTACATGAGGAATTTATCGCTTCCAAAAGTGCGGATGCGGCAAAGATCAAGGAAGAGCTTGGGGCATTGCCGTCTGATGACTTGATGGAAAAGGCCGTGACGGTATTTCATCGGGATGCCGATGGGATGCCGATAATCTTTGATTATCAGGTCAAGGGTTTTATAAAGGAAGCCGTCGGGGTGATGATTGAAATTGCCGACAAGGAAATCCGTGTCGGTAAAACGAAGTTGTCGAAGTGGACATTTAAGCGCATCGTGGACAATTTTGTGTTTGTGTCTCCACGCATAATTCGTTTGGGTGCTGTTGGTGCGATATGCACACGCCCGTTGCGGGCTGATACTATGAAGGGCGAGCGTGTGTCGTTGGCGTCCAGTGAGACAATGCCGGCAGGGACGGCATTTGAAGTTGAGATCAAGACGCTGACTCCAGCACTGGACGACTTGATGGTCAAGTGTCTGGATTACGGTGCATTGAAGGGATTAGGACAATGGCGGAACAGCGGCAAGGGCCGATTCACATGGGAGGAAGTAAAGTAGCGACGGCGAAGTTCGGCAAAGTCAGGCGTAGCAAAGGCAGAGCAGGGCCTCGCACGGCGTAGTTTTGCACGGCAAAGGCAATGGCATCGTACAGCAGGGCATTGCGAAGCAATGGCTATGCCCGGCATTGAGGCGCAGAGCAACGGCATGGTCAAGCAACGTGATGTCCAGTCCAGCAAAGGCAAAGCCGGGCGTCGAAGCGCACAGCAATGGCGTTGCGCAGCGTGGCGCCGCGCCGCAAAGGCAAAGTTCCGTTGCGCCCGGCACAGTGCTGTTACGCGACGCAAAGGTTACGCGAGGCAGAGCGAAGCTGAACATAGCAAAGGCGTCGTCAGGCTCAGCACAGCAAAGGCTGTGAGCGGCTCGGTAGTGAGCAGCAAAGGCATCGCACAGCATGGCACCGCGCAGCAAGGGTTTAGCATGGCGCCGTGGCGCAAAGGCTGCGCTGGGTACGGAGGCGCACAGCAAAGGCAAAGCATAACGCCGCGTAGCAAAGGCACAGGGAAACAACCATGAGGGGAATTTCAATAGATGACCTGCCCGAACGATACCAGCAACAAGTCAGAGCCCAGCTTGCGGCTAATCCTGCCCGGAGTCCTGACACCAAGCCTAAACATAACGCACAAGCTACATTGGGCAACCAGAGCAAAGCTCCGGAAAGCATGGTCCATTCTGATCGCCCGTTGCTTGTACGGATTACTCGCTTCGGACGCGAAGGGGTCCTTGACACGGACAATCTCGCTGGCGGCTGCAAGGAGTTGCGCGATGCGATCGCTGACGCGTTCGGTCGAACGGGTGATTCTGCCAAAGAGGGGTTCACTTGGGAATACGAGCAAAAGAATAATGATTGAGGTATGGGAGTTATAATAAGGAGGGAATTATGAGTTTAGTATATCGCGATCATGTGTTTGAAGATCCGCTCGCGGAAGTCAAAAGGCTCAAAAACGCATTCAAGAAAAAGTTTGGTGTATGGCCAAATACCTTGGAAGCGGAAGGTGATATTTCCAAACTTTTGCCAAGAAGAAAAACAGGCATAGGGGGCGGAGAATTGATGGCTAAAAAGATATTAGGAATGACTGTATGCTCTGTTGCCGGCATGAGAGACAGAAGCTTTCTTAGTGTATCATTGTATGATTATAGTCATGGTTATTTTAGCGACGATCCGGTTGGAATGCGGCGTTATGATGGAATGACGGCGAAAGATATAGAACAATCAGGAGGGCAACCATGGATAAAGTAAAAATTGTATCGTTTGACATCGAGAACGTGAAGCGCGTCCAAGCCGTCCGGGTAACTCCGGCAGAGACCGGACTCACCACCTTGGGCGGCGATAACCGGCAGGGGAAAACATCGTGCTTGGATGCTATTATGTCAGCATTGGGCGGCGAGAAGTATTCGCCTAACGATCCTATTCGGGATGGCTCCAAGAAGGCGCAAGTAATCGTAAAGCTATCGAATGGCATTACGGTAACTCGCTTATTCACTGACAAGGGAACGTACCTCAAGATTGACGCCCCCCACAGCAACAAGTCCGGCCAAGGGTTGCTCAATGAGTTTATCAATTCCTTCGCCTTGAACCTGTCCTCATTCCTGACAGCCACCGACAAGAGCAGGGCGGATATAGTGCTTGAAATCATCGGTGTAGACTTAACGCCTTTTGACGAGAAGAGCGCCAAGCTCGAAGCCGACCGGCTGGCTGTTGGCCGGCTGGAAGTCAAAGCCAAAGGTCATGCCGAATCCATGCCCTATGACGAACCGGCAGGAACCACGTTGCTCACCCCGACCGATATCATGGCGGAACTTGAGCGTATGGTAAATGCCAACGCCAAGAACAGGGAGATACGGGAAAAGGCGGAAGCATGGGAAGCGAACATCAAGCGTCAGAACGAAAAATTCAAGGATGCACAGGAGCGGACGCTTGACGCAAAAAAACGGCTCGAACGCGCCGAAGCCGCAGGGAAAGAACAATACCACATTATCTGCAACATGAAAGAGGATTACAAGAAAGCTATCGAGGCTTCCGAAAATCTCAAGGACGAGGACACATCGGAACTCAAGACCAAGTTGGCCGAGATTGATGCCATGAATGCCCGGATCCGCCAGAACCTTGAACGCGACAAGGCGTTCGAGGACGTTGCTACCAATCACGAAGAATATCTAAACCTTCAACACCAGATCGAGAACATCCGGGACGAGAAACAAGCGCTCCTGAACGGCGCTCACATGCCCCTGGAAGAGCTTTCGGTCGAGAATAGTATCCTTACATATAAGGGTCACGCCTGGGACTGTATGAGCCACGCAGACCAGCTTGTGGCTGCTACGGCTATTTGTCAGGCAATCAATCCGAACATGGGGTTTGTCCTGATAGATAAACTCGAATCCATGGACTTGAAAACGCTGAACGAATTCGGGGCATGGTTGGAAAAGGAGGAATTGCAAGCCATTACCACGCGGGTCAGTAAAGGGTCAGAGAATTCGGTCATAATTGAGGACGGCCTGGTGGTGGGACGAGTGCCGGAAGAGGAAACAGTCAAGTTCGATTAACGTAAACAGAAAGGAATCAGTAATGAAACTCACGTCAGGTAAAATTCAGAAACCGCAACGCATCGTAATCCACGGACCGGAGGGGATCGGCAAGTCAACGCTCGCCAATCAATTTCCAGCGCCGGTGTTCATTGACACCGAGGGGTCGACGAACTCGATGAAGGATGTAAAGCGGATGGAATGCAGGTCATGGCAAGACATCCTTGATGCCGTAAAATGGCTCAAGACCCAGAAGCACAGTTTCAAAACCGCCGTATTCGATACCGCGGACTGGGCCGAACGCTTTTGCGTGCAGTTCCTTTGCGCCAGAGACAACAAGACCAGCATAGAGGGCTGGGGCTACGGGAAAGGATATACGTTCCTGTCGGAAGAATTCGGACGGCTCCTTGCTTCTTTGGATGCCCTGATCGACTCCGGGATGCACATTATCTTTGTCGCTCATACAAGCGTCAAAAAGATGGAACTCCCCGACCAGGAAGGCAGCTTTGACCACTACGAGCTAAAGTGTTCCCGGCAAACATCGCCGCTCTTGAAGGAATGGGCTGACGCGCTTCTGTTTGTGAATTACAAGGTCATCGTGACAACCGACGAAGATAAACGCACCAAGGCTGTCGGTGGTCGCAAGCGTATTATTCACACCCAGCACACGGCGGCCTATGACGCCAAGAACCGATGGGAACTGCCCGACCAGATTCCGTTTGCGTTGCCGTTTGACTTTGGTGTGTTTGCCAAGGTCTTAGGCGAAAACACCAGCAAGCCGGTGGTCGAGGTAGCTGCCCCGGCACCAGTCCGTCCGGGTGTGGACAAGATGCTCGCAACCGGACAGGCGACACGGGTGCCGCTGGCGCCCGAGTCTAAGCCCAAGCCCAAGCCCGACAAAGTAGAACCAACAAAGACGGCGCCCGAAGATGTCCCGCCGAACCTGTTGAAACTCATGGTTGCGGACAAGATATTCGCCGTCGAACTCAAGGCGTATTGTGAAGAGAAATCATTCATACCGAAAGGGGGGAAGCTGACCGAAATTCCGCTGAAAATACTGGGGCAAATGGTCCTGGTATCGAACTGGGCCAAGGTTGTCGAGAAGGTCAAAGCGGCAAGGGCGTAAAACAGCAACGTAAACCAAAAGGAGATAATCATGAAAGATTGGGATAGTCCAGCGGATGTAGACGATACCGGCGGAAGCGTAGTGCTTCCTAATGGCGAGTATCGGTTTGCGGTTAAGTCGATGTCCAAGGAAACATCAAAGGGTGCCAAAACTGCCGGGGCTCATCAAGCGTCATTGGTCTTGATGATGTACGACAAAAACGACGAAAACTACGAGAACAGAATCGGCACGGGATACGATCGGTTGACCCTGCACGATACCACTTGGGGGATGGTGTGCGCGTTTTTCCGTGCCACCGGAGATCGTAAACACGGAGAGTCCGTCGTTCCCAAGTGGGATGAGGTTGCCGGGGCTTCCGGAAGAGCGGTGTTTTATCAGGACACGTACAACGGCAAGACCTCGATGAAGGTTAAGAATTACCTGTTCCCGGACGAGGTACCTGCCGAGCCCACCGAACCGACCGAACCCACGGCGCCGGCCGACTTCGGCTAACATCAGACAATCAGGGGCGGCTATCGGATTGCGACCTCCTAACGTGTATCCCTCCACGTTCCCGCGTCCGATAGTCCGCCCATGGGGGGAGGGGAATATGTACCCAGATATTTGTTTGTGTCCTAAATGCGGCATACCCTGCAAGACGGATCATTGCCCTAAATGCAATCGCAAGGTTACATGTGATTCAATCAAACCAAGGCGAGAAAAAGACCTTGTTGATTTGTTTACGCAAAGCAGATTTGAGTTTAGAGGAATAAAAATCGAGTCAGCATTGGAATTGATGACCAACGGATGTTGCGGGGATTAAATGAATTTACGTCCATATCAACTTGAAGCGATGGAGTCCGTTTACAATAAGTGGAAAGAACACCGCAAGGTTCTGGTTGCGTGTCCAACGGGTAGCGGAAAAACCATAATCTTTTCCCATATCGCCGCAAGGGAAAAATCAGCAGGCAATTACACGCTTATAACCTGTCATCGCGACGAACTTATTAAGCAGGCAGTAGATAAACTTCAAAAATCTACTGGCTCTGGATGTGCCATTGAAAAGGCCGATGTTACGTCAATCAGGTCGGGTGAACCGATTGTGGTTGGCAGCATCCAAACCATGATGCGTCAATCCAGACTTGAAAAGTTCCCGCCAAATTTCTTCCAAACAATAATTGTCGATGAAGGACATCACGCGCTTTCCGAGTCTTGGCAGCGAGTCCTAAATTATTTTCCACAAGCCAGAATAGTGGCTTTTACCGCGACCCCGGAGCGCGGAGATCGCAAGAACCTGGGTAAATACTTCGACGCCCTGGCCTACGAATACAGTCTACGCCAGGCCATTACTGACGGATGGTTATGCCGGATAGTAGCCAAGACCCATCCACTCAAGATCGACCTGTCCGGGGTCAGGATAACTTCGGGGGATTACAACGAGGGCGACTTGGGGAACGCCCTCGACCCCTACCTGCCCCGGATTGCCGAAGCCATACCCAAAGACCGCAAGACGCTGATCTTCACTCCGCTGTGCATTACGGCAAAGAAACTCCAAGCCATCTTGTGCGAGCAAGGGCGCCGGGCCTATTATGCCAGCGGCGAGGACCGGAGCCAGGTGGCGGCATGGGAAAAGGATGGTAAAGGAGCCATCATGCTCAACAGCCAGTTGTTTAACGAGGGTTACGACCATTCATTAATCGATTGCGTTGTTGTTTTGCGGGCTACGAAGTCCAGGCCGTACTTTGCCCAGATGATCGGACGCGGAACACGGATATGGCCCGGCAAGGACAATCTCTTGATACTTGATTTCTTGTGGCAGACTACAAAACACGATCTCTGTCGTCCATGCAATCTGATAGCCGAATCCCCGGAAGTGGCCGAGAAGATGCAGAAGCGGCAGGAAGAATCATCCGAGCCGATGGACTTGGAAGACCTGGAAACATCTGCCAAGCGTGACGTAATCCGTGAACGCGAGGAAGCCCTGGCGCGCGAACTCCGGTCACAACGACACAAGGAGTCACGGTTGATAGATCCGCTATCGTATGCAGTCATGGTAAAAAATGAAGGACTTGCGGACTACGAGCCTGTATTCGCGTGGGAAGAACAGGCGCCGTCACCCAATCAGTTACAACTTATCAAGCGGTTCGGCATAAATCCCGCCAAGGTCAAAAGCAAAGGTCATGCTAAATACCTGTTGGATTCCATTATTGGCCGGAGCAGGAAGAAGCTAGCCACCCCGGGGCAAACCAGAACACTCAATGATGCCGGCTACTGGACGACTGATATGACCAAGACCAGGGCTAACGAATTACTGACGGAGCTTTCAAGTAACTACTGGCGGATAAAGTTTTGATAACAAATGAAAGGAGGTGATACCGATGGCAAAAGGAAGTAAAGGTGGCGGCAGAGGTAACGGCGCGTGTGGCGGAACCCCGCGACGCGATGGAAGTGGTGGTGGAACAGGAAACCGCGGAACCCCGCGACAGCCGAAAAGGAAACGCTAAGACCAGAAGACAACCCCGCTCGCCAATCATGGGAGCGGGGAAGGACGGAACTAACAT